CTCTTTGATGCTGATTCGACGATAGCACTAGAACCCGATTTCAAACCAGTGACTTTACGATTGTTTAATAGATCAATATTGAAACTATCATAGTTGACAAGAATAACTGCGTTGTTCGATGGAGCAGAAACAAAGTTTAATTGACGATATTCTTTGTTGATAAAGTAATCAACGTTGGGTGTTTTTGCAACACCATCAATAAAAACATTGACATCATCTATTCCCGACTGTTGGGCCAAATAAAAAGTCTTTTTGGTTCCATTGCCGACATAACGACTTGAAATGTCAGGATTAATTCTAAGTTTACTGTCTACCTGCCAGACACTTGCCGATGGTCGCAGAACATTATTTTTAGGTAAAATAACATCAATGTCTTCACCAAAAACCAGTTGAAACAACAGTTTGAAAGAGTTCTCTGAACCCTTTGTTCTGTATAATGGTAACAACTGTTTGAACAAAAGGGCTTTGTTCGACTGAACTTCAAGTGGAACTAAAGTTGCATATGTGTTATAGAAATTTTTCTCAAATTGATCTAACGAATCATCAACATCAGAAATATTACGTAATGATTTTGCTGTCGTGATTAAATTGTTTGAAGTAGTCGCAGCATTAGCTTGAGCCTCAAGAAACTCATAGTATGCTTCTAAAAATGTAATAAACTTAGGATATTCGTCACGAACAAATTCGGGAACTTGACGACTAACAAGTATCGATGTTTTTAAATCTGCTGACATTATACAGTTTCTAAAGTTGTGCTAATTGATGTTGGATCGTTTTGATCTATAGTAATAATTGTGTTTTTTGTTGTGCTGATAATTCCCTTTTCAGCCTCAATTGAAAGTCTAATATCACCATCAACAGATTGTACATCTTTAATTGCAATATTTGTGATGGTAATTACACCAGCATCATAATCGATTTCGCCGGCATTCTCATCAACAACTTGTCTTTGTGCAAATGAATCATAATAAACTGTTCGAATGGTTCCAACTCTTCCATCAATAACAGCGGTTGCTGTGGCACCATAACCCCCACCACCTGTAATTGTAACTGTGGCACGGGTATAATCAATACCACGATTTACAATTTCAATACGATTAATCTGTCCGTTTACAATTATTGCAGTTGCAGTTGCTCCAGTTCCATCACCGTCAATTGTAACTGTTGGTGAAGATGTAAATCCAGCACCAGGATTCGTTATCTGAATTGATGAAATGCCGGAAAAAGATTGTGGTATTTCATCAAATTGAACTTCACGATCAACGCCACGTGAGTCTGTAACAGTAAACAAAGTTGATGTTAATTTATTTCCAATTGTTCCTCTACGTAAAGAAGCATTAAAACTGATATTATAAGGCGTAGATGCATTTAAAGTTGGTTTGAAACGTTTTTGTAAACGAACAGAAACACTAGATCCGATGATTGCGTTTGTGTCAACAGAATCAATTGCGTCTTGTACTTTAGATAATATAAATTGAGATTCGAATTTATCCAAATTAGTTGTTTTATAGTTTAAAATAGCATTTCGAATAGCCGTTTTTAACTGAGTCTCTGTAAGAGTTGTTTTATTCGAATTATATGTGACTGTTGGTGAAATAACCAAATACAAGTATTCAGGATCACGAAATACTGTTTGAATAGCAACAATTGCTTTTGGTTTTATCAATTCATCGTCAATGCGCTGCTTTTCTGTATTCGATAAGTAGTAACCCTCTTTAGGTTTTAATGCAATGTAAACTACTCCGAATTTTGGAGGAACTTCTTCTTCGCCACCCCAAACAGATACAGAATCTATAGACGGATAACTTTTTTGAATATACGATTCATAATCGGAGAATGTTACCAATCGGTTTTGTGTTGTAAATTGTAAGGGTGCTGCGAATTTGATATTATCAACAGATTCTCTTTCAGCACCACCAGCAGCTTCAGAAATTGGATTAATATCAAAATCTGTCACATTATTATTTAAAGAGTCTCCAAGAGTTTCAGTGGCAATAAAGTTATTTGCTTTATTTGCGATGTCACCATTTGTCACAAGATAAGTTATATTAACAATTGCACCATCGGCAAGTTTCTTGCCGATAACATTATCACCAAAATAAATCTGATATTGTTGCGACTTACCTTCTTGTAAATAGAAAACTTCCGATTGAGTTGTTGTATTGCTTGCATCAGTCGCCAATGTGTATACTGAAATGTCAGTATTGGTTACCGAAGGCTGCACTGTAACTGCAATGGTAGATGTGTCTACACTGTTATCTGGTAACGTAAATATTTGTTTGGGATTTGTTGCTTCGTTATGGGTGTAAGAATATGTTACAAGCTGACCCTCATAGATCGGAAGATTGATGAATGAAAAACTTGTATTTGATTTCGTTACCGTAGTTTCACTTAAAGTCACAAATCCGTAGCTGACGCCATCGATGTCATTTGATAAAAATCTATAACCCTTAGGAATTGTTAAAGATGCTGCTGTGTTTGAATTTGTATTTGCAGTAAAATTAATAATTGCTCTGGGTGCTTTACGTGAGTATGGAACATAACCTAAAGTTTTAGCATGTGAAATAACAGAATCACGAAGCAATGCCGTATCCATAAATGCTTCGTTAGCAATCATGTTTAAGTAGTATGCTTGATAATGGGTGTTGTAAGCAAGAATATCCAGCAAAACAGACAGACCAGAACCCTCAAAATCATAGTCGGTAAACTCGGATTGTTGATTCAGAAATGTTTTTAAGTTTTGCTTGATTGCATCAAAATCAAGTTCGGTTACTCTTAGTCTGTCTGCCATTTTTATCTAATTCTTTCTAAAAAGAAATCAATAGTGATAGGATTAGGATTGTTTATAATCATAAAAGTCATTTTCATATTATAACGATTATCGTCTGGATATGCAGTAGCATTTAAATCCAATATTCTAACTCTAGGTTCATAATTATTGATTACTTCAGCAATTGCTCTTTCTATTTGTGCTGCAATAATTGGATCAACGTTTTCAAATAAAAGCGAACGAACGCCACTTCCTAATTCGGGTCTAAATGGTCGCTCGTAAAAATTTGTAGATACAAGATTCTTTACAGAGTTAATCACAGCGTATTCATCCAGATATTTTGTTACGTCTTTTTTTACTGGATGAGCATTAAAATTTAAATCTAAATCCCTATATGTTCTTTCAGAATCAATTCTGGGATTATTGGATGTGATTGTCGTAGTCATCTTTTATTTATTCAGCCTCCGGCGAAGACATTACCAGAACCTGCTGCTACGGAAGTACAACCAGATATGGCATCTCCAACACGTCCAGCTCCCATTCCGTTGACTTTTACAGTAGATGAACCAGATGCTATTGGTGCTGCATGTGGTGGACACGGTGAACCTGGCAATAAATGCACAGTATTAACATCACCTTGTCTAGACCAAGGTATACCATTAACATACACGTTAGGTGATCCCGCTGCTCTTACCATACCAGAGCAATGTGCAACGTCTGCGTCACCTATTCTAGTTGCTGCGGGCACGTTCTCTCTCCATTAGTTTTTGTAATCTTTCATTCCATAGCGACATTTCATCATGCTCATCGTGTGTATGTGGTGCAGGTGACACTTCTGGTAAAAACTTAATTACGTTGTCGAACTCTTCCGGTATATCTTCATAATTATGATAAGTCTTTATCTCACCGTTTACAAGTAAAACAAACTCATGTGCCATATTAGTTCAAATCAATTCTAGGTGCTTTAAATGTCATGTTACCACCAGATGTTACTTTACAAGTGCCACCTATATCTGCTTGGAAGTTTCCACCAACCTTTAGTGATGCATTTTTACCAACATCTACTGTAGCGTTTCCATCGATATAAACTGTAACATCACCCTTTACATATACTTGTTCATTACCGATAACAACTTCAAACTTATCCTTTTGTATTCTTTCTGAGCGTGAACCATCAGGCGCCCATTCAGTATATGAACCTGAACGATGATACACATGAACACGCTCTGCACCTTTAGTATCGTCAAACTCTAACGCATGTCCAGACTCAGATTCATAAACATTATTGTATGGATACTTTGCATTATAGTATGATGCTGGTTCTACTTTACTTGCTCGTTTTGTTTTCTTTGCTGCTACAATTTCTGATGGATAATCCGAATCATTTCTTGCAAGTCTCGATGTTGTTGGCTCGTCTAATTTGCGTGGATAATTTGTTGCAGACTCGTATGGTTTTACTGGTGCAGCAGACAATTCACCACTTGTTCTTGGATCATTAAAACCTTGTTGTCTATTTGCAGCCTTTAATGGAATGCTAGGAAACATTCCCAACATTACGGGCTCTTGTGCATTTTCACCATCAATAAAAAATCCAAATACCATATCACCTTCTTTCGGTGTATATACATTAGGTGCATTTATAGGTAAACTTGGCGTAGCCCACGGCAACATGTTTGTTGGCAATTGCATCTTATTATCGGAATGCCATCCAACGCAACGAACACGACAACGACCTAATTTTAAAGGATCCTGTCTATCTTCAACAACTCCAACCCACCAAATAAATCCATACTGACCAGCAAAATCTTTATTCATTAATAATCCTCCAGCACTTTATTTGCAAGAGGATTACTTACATACTGAGCAGGATTACTTGTCGAATCGGATGCAACTTCAATTATGGTAACATGTCTAGTTAAACCTATAATATGTCTTGTTCCAGTAATAATGTACTTGCCACTGACAGTTAAATCTTCTGCTTCGTTTTCGCCTTTACTCTTCATACCAAAACCTTGAGTTTTAAAGTTTACGTTAAATCCAGAAGATAAGCTAAAATTGCCAGGCATTGTAATCTTTAATCTTTTAGCAATCAAATTATTTAATATTGCTTTTCTTTGAAAGATGGTCAATTCTTGCGTTTCAGTTTTTGAGATTGAAGATGGATCTTTCTTTTTAATATAGTTACTATTCTTTCTTGCTGCGCCAAATATGCTTAACACTTTACGAGAATCATATGTTGTAAAGTTAGATGTTTTATTTTTGTTGTGTACTTCTGATGCAGTTGAGTTTTTATTTCCATGCTCGATCAAAGAATAATGAGAATCGAATGAAAATGGCGTCGAACCCATAGTTCTCGTTAAAGGATCAAAGCCTATAAATTGACCCGCATTAACACCAGCAGCAATTTTATCGACAGCATCATTTTGTGTTATAACTTCATAACCTCTGGCACTTGTCAGTTCATAAAAGTCGTTGTTATCTTCAATGTTCTTGGGTGAAAAATTAATATCTAAAATTGCTTGCTTAGTTAGAAGTTTTGATAGAGAGCAGAAATTGTATCCAACAATATTTGAGAAGAATAGAAAATCTGGCGCATTCTTAGAATCAATCGCTCTCTTAGCACACCAATCAACAGCATCTAAAGGTTGTAAATTTGGAACAATTATCTTACGTATTCCAAAACTATCTTCCACAATTCCTAGTTTATTTGTTGGGATTTTCAAATAGTTTGTCAAAATTCTTTCCGCAACTTTTGAATATGTTGTTTCGTAACTCTGATTGATTCTTTGTTGAGTGGAAAAAATAAACTCATCTGCCACAAAATGAAGTACATAAGCCTCACTAGTTTGATTGAGATTTTTTCTATCCGTTTGACTATAGACTCTAAATGCTTTTTTATATGTCAAGTAATCTGAGTTTTGATCTTTTTTGATTGTTATGGCAATAACTTCTGATCCGTCATACGTCAATTTTTTCGATAGGCCTATAGCATCGGTAATAATAATGTTACCAGAAAGCATAGGAAGAAATAATGAATCATATAGATTCAATTCTTCGAACATGTTTGTAACATCTATAGGCCCGCCTTTAGTGACGATCACTATTTCCGATACTCTAAATTGTGAAGATTCAACTACGTTCATGGATTAATAATTTGTTTAAATTCTTCTACGACAGAGCCGGCGAATTCTGGTTTCAATAACTTGATTGATCTTTTTGATTCGTTTACCTGCATCTCATATTCATAATAAGTTAGTTTTTCTTTTGTAACATTTTCAGTTACTATTGCACCATTATCCAATGTAAAAGTTCTAGTATTTTGAATTACGTTAGCATATGCATTTGCCGTAATTTTAATTCTCTCTGAGATTTTTTTATTGTCTACAGTGGACGTTGATACCGTTCTGGTATTTACTTGATAGTAAGAATGTATATTATTGATGCTCTGTGCCCAAGCAAGACCAGATTGAACTGTAGTATTCGATGCACCATTTGCGGCATATTTTTTGTCAACATATTCTACAAAATTCGAATAGTTTAATGGCAAATCATATTGCGGATCAATTATATTATTGAACATCAAAACAATCCAATGTCTTTCTGGATTATTATAATACTTTGACGCTATTGATTCTGGAGTATCTGTATCCTTAATATCATATTTGTAAAACGCCGAAGAATTTTCTTTTAGTGAATCTTCAAATGCGAAACGTGATATGATATTTGTTACGGTATCAAGACTGGTTGTATTGGCATCAACCGTATAAAATGTTAATGGATAATAGTTGAAAAAATTTGCCATTTAATTCGACCAGTCGTAATTACTAACACCTTTACCTGCAACAGAAGGACTTCCAATATTGAAATCTTCTTTTGTGATATAAGTTGTTTCTCTAAATCCCAAAGACATTTGAATTGCTACAGGCATACCAGTTCTACCTAAAGCAGGATCATTATCACCAATAGATTCATATGCGGTCCATCCTCGTGGTGCAAAGTTTACTTGAACACTTTGCAATACGCAAGTTGCTATTGGGGGTATGTTTGGATTCTGTTTACCAGCATAGAAAAATTTAATATCGAACTCTGATGGGGGTATCAACAAACCAGATTGTGTTTTAGAGTTTGGATATCTCTCTAACTCCGGTGCTTGATGAAATCTAAATCGTTCAATAATTTTTTGAACTTCATACGCTTCTCTTTCACTTCTTGGGTAAAAGAAAAATTCAAATTGAAATGTGCGAAGTGCAGGTGAACTGTAAAGGAGTTCTAGCATTGGGTTAGTTACACGACCTGTTCCTGCGAACAATCCAAGACGAGCAACAGATGGGCTACCCAAAGCAGCTAAAGCATTTTCTCCAAACTTCTGTGCCAAACCAGACTTCTTAGCCGCATTAACCAACGCTTGTGCTTTATTTTCACCTGGACTTTTCATAATGCTTAACAGTTCTGGTGCGGCTGCTAGGGCTTGACCAAGAATTTCTTCTCCAGGTCTTAGTTCAGAATAATTTTGTTCAGAATCAAAATTGATAGTGTCTGGCATATACAAAGCAATAGCGTCACTTGTCAATCTAGTTGTATTCATAAACCCAAACGGCGATTTATCAATAATTGATTTTACTGAACGCTCAATTGCGGTGTCTACTTTTTCTTCCCTTGTTGGTTGTGGAGGCCCGGCTACAAAGCCTTCAACTGCTCCACTAATTTTACCCAATCTACCACCAGATCCAAATTTTTGTTTAACTGCGTTTGTTCCTTGATTTAAAAAAGTAGATAACTTATTGTTCACAACATCAGCAAATGATGCATTTGTTTTTACAGCAGAACCACCGCCGCCTGCACTTCTACCTTCACTTAATTGTCTTTGAATAGCGATTTCTTGTTGGGCATCCCACGATTGTCCACCACGATCATTTGCTTTGAATGATGTATTTTTTTGCTCACGAACAAAGAATACCATATAGTGTCCTTTGTCAGCAGAACCCACAGTCAGTGGGTATCTTAAAGTTGTTTTTTCAAAATCTGTTTTTTCCAGCGCAGCAAGACCATCTGCACCGAATTTTCTGGGTTCAATATCGTTAAAACGTATGTCTGATAGACCGAAAAATGCCATAGGGATTCCTATTCGTTGACTAGATAGTATTTATGTCAAATAAAGGAAGATTTAAACCGAAAAACCCGCAGAAATACAAGGGTGATGCAAACAATATCATCTACAGGTCTACGTGGGAAATAAAGGTAATGAATTATTTAGATGAGAATCCGAACGTCATTTGGTGGGGTTCGGAAGAGTTACCTATACCCTATTACAGTCCGGTTGACAAAAAAAAACATCGATACTTTCCAGACTTCATTGCCAAGATGCGTAAAGCAGACGGCACAGTGATGACTTACGTTATAGAAGTTAAACCAGAGAAACAAACCCAACCCCCAACACAAAAACGCAAGACTAAGACCTTTCTACACGAAGCAATTACTTACGAAATCAATAAAGCTAAATGGCACGCCGCTACAGAATTTTGCAAAGACCACGGATGGCAATTTCAGATTTTGACTGAAAAGCATCTTGGCATCAGATAAATACAACATGGCGAAACGACTCATTGATAGAATTAAGGAATCCCTTGCTAAATCGGGATATGCTCCACGTTCACGT